TCGCTCTCTTATTCATATGTATCATCTTTACTGAACACTAACATAAGCCATGTTATCGTGCAAATCACTTGATTCCCCCCAACACTCGAATCAACAAAAACACTATTAAACCTCTCTCAATCCAGCTTTCAATACTCTTAAAAGAAATTTTTGAATTCAAATCTTCTATAACTGTGTCCTTTGCCCCTGATGAATTCCGACAATCTGTTAATTCTCCTGTCTGAAGATCGAATTTTTTCGCCCATTTGTCCAGAGATCCTTCGTAACTGAGAGACTCTTTGTCTTTGGCGTCTTGACACTCTATTCTCGCCTTGTATTCATTCCCATATTTACCGGCCCATGTAGCTCCATCACTAAATAGGCTCAAACTTTTTTCTGCCCCCGGTCTGCTCAAACTGAAACGACCAATCTGCATCCAAAATATCTCCGGACTGCCAAGCCATCTGTCGAATTCTTTCACGACCTGATCGCTTGTAAAACCGGACAAACTCAGCTTGTAATTATTATTCTGCTGAGTCAACACCACGTTTTTTGCAATTAAATCCGCAATCCTTTTGTCACTCTCTACCTTGTCTTTATCCCTCTGATTTTTGGATTGCTCCAATTCAGAGTTTATCGCCGTAATCTGGGATTCCGCCAGCTTTCGGTTGGCGGCCTCGCTGTCTTTCAGGCTGGTGAGATTCTTTATGTCTTTATTATACTTGGCTGACCAGTGAATCTGCTGATATATCACTACTCCCCCAAACACAATAAGTCCAATGACTAACCATGACCTTAACTCTTTAAACATGTTTCTCCTTTCTTCTCTTTGACCCTATAGGACAAAAACCGGGACTAGGGCGTTCATTGACATTCTGAATCAATTTCCTATTCCTTTTACATATCCAGCGTTTTCCTTCTACAACAGAAGAATTACAATCGTAACAAATTTTATCCACAACAACCCAACCTTTCACTGCACAAAATCCTTTATTTGCTTTTCGCATGATTTCTGGAATTCCTTTATCACTTCTATAGCCCTTTCCACTTTCTCAGCATCTAAAACAAAATAACATATCTCTCTGGGCTTGATATACCCGCCGTCAGTCAGATCATACCAGAAATCCTCACTGCTCACTTTCAGGTTTTCTTTTAATTTCACCTCTTTCCTCCTCTATGGAATATGTCGGCCTTCGCCCGTTTCTTTGGATCAACCTTGGCCCTTTTAAAATCTCTTTCAGCGTTTTCATAACCCAACTTGAATGCTTCCTTCATCGCCAAAGCCACACTATCCCTAAACTTCCCTTCACCAATCGAAATAATAATATCCCCTATTTTCCTTTCAATAAGTAATTGTTGAGCAAATCTGTTATCATTCATTTCTCTTTCCTATCCACCAACCAATTCTTCCTTTTGTTTTTTAGATAATCTTTGATTCGATATTTTATATGTATCCAAAATAGCATTGATTAATCTCAAATCAGTTTCAATAAGTAATTTTTGAATCTCCAATTCTTCCAAATCTTTTTTAATCTTTTTAAGCCGAACCAAACATTCCTTTTTCATTCTTTGGACTTCAACATAAGTTTTATCCATTTTAATAGTCTTCCTCAATCGGAACATAAAAGGGAATAAACTCAGTTTTCACACTAACCATTCCTGCTTTACGGAAATTATCATTGACTTTAATTTCTAAAACATATCCCCCTATTTCTGGATAAAGCCCAACTCTCCTAAGAAAAGGCGTTTGGCTTTGAAAGCAAGGAACCATCATCCCAAAGACATTTCTATATTCAAAAAGCTGACAAGTCGTATGAAAATGACCAAGGAAATAAAAGTCCGGTTTAGCTTTGGGACTGAATTGTTCAATATTTTTCTGCATGCGGTATGATCTGGCGTAAGCACCAGCACCTTCTCTACCGCCACCATGCTGAATATAAATATTCAATGGCCCAATTTGAGGATAAGCTCCATAAACGCCGACATATTCCATATCCGGCCTTCTTGTCCCAATGCTTTCCAAAATATCCTCACCTGTTAAAGAATAAAAAGAATAATCATGATTTCCTGCAATCATAATTGTTTTTCCACCTTCAATCTTAGGATAATATTCTACTACATAATCCCTTTGAGCTTTTGAACCATGGAGAAACAATTCATATTCTTGGCCTTTATAAACATTACAACCGTCAACCAGATCGCCACAATGCAACACAACCTTGACCCCTTGATCTTCCACATATTTATAAAAATTCTTAAGATAAGTCATTTGCTGATACACACTACCGATTTGTGTGCAAGAAATAACAGCAAACTTATATGAATCGCCTTTGACCAACTCAGGATCAACACGAAATTTCTTATCCATTTTATCCTGAGTCAATTTCTCTACCTTATAACCACGCTTTCCCAACTCAGCACGCATCTGCTGTTCAGATAAACCGGCTACAATCCTTTCAGGCACTTCTTTCTTCCCGGCATATTCGGCTCTAATCAAATTTCCAAATGAAATTCTCATCTTTGATAAAAGCACTGTAAGGCCATTATAAGTTCTATTTCCTTCAAATTTTTTATTTAATTCATCAACCAAATCATATGGATGGATATGATCTTCCACAATCCTTTTTTTAAGCCAGGCTTTTTCTTCCTTAGTTACTGTTCTTCCACTCAATGTGTCTCTCCTTTTTTTAAAAAACCAATTACACAAGATGCCCCTTCATTCCTTTTTCTATGCCTTCCCATATTAGCCGTATGGCCTCTTCTACATTCAGACGAACAAAACTTATTAGGAGCATAACTTCTTTTATCAACCAAATACCTTTTTTTACACGTCTGACAAACTGTCCAAATTTTTCTCTTAATTGGCGGCAATGGAACACATAGCCCAAAGGCTGAAGAAGAAATGGCCCTTCGCCAATCCTTCAATGTCATTGTTTTTAGCCTGTCCTTGACACAACCAGGGTCTAATTTTAAGAATTTACATAAATGTTCAAAGGAAAATATCCCGTTGCCATTTCGGCCTTCTACATCCTCAATTGCAAAATATTCTTTACTTAAATAATCTCCAATTGTTTGGGCCAAAGCGGTTGCGAAAAATGTTCTCATACCACGCCATTCAGGCGGCATAACTTCTGGCCGATTGCAACTAAGCCAATCAGCATTTAAATCATAACTTAAGGATCGTGGATTAGCCACTCCTATTCTTGGCATTTCTTATTCTCCTCTGCATTATATATACAAACTAAATGTTCTAAGCCAATTCTGTTTATATCAAATCTTATTTCAAGCTTTCTCCAGCAAACACCTAAACCTCTTAAATATAACACTTCTTTAACTATTTTCATATCATTATCTGAAAGTTTACTCATTTGGATTAAGATATTTATCCATAGCTTCACATAATATTCGGCCAATCATTCTTTGATGCATTTCATCTGCAAGCCAACCAACATCGTCTATATCTGTTACAAAACCAACCTCTATTAAGGCTGAAATCATTTTTGTTTCTCTGAGCACACAAAAATTCTCTGTTTTAAGTCCACGATCTACTATCTGTAAAATTCCTAAATAACCAATTTCCATTCCATTAATAAAATGATTATGAATTTGTCTAGCATATTCTCTTTCATTAGGTTTCATCCAATATGTTTCTACTTCAAATCCCTGGACAAAACCACTTTGTCTAGCATTTGAATGGACACATAAAAAAGCATCAGCGCCCCAATTATTAGCTTCGTTAACCCTTTCCATTAAAGTTACATATTTATCTTCATTCCTGGAAATCATTACATTATATCCCTTGCCGATCAAACACCGTCGTGTAAATTGAGACAAGGGCAAAACTATATTTTTTTCCTGAACCTGAGCACCAATGGAATTATAACCTAAAGCACCAGGATCTTTCCCACCATGACCAGGATCAATGTAAATTTTAGTCATTTTGTAATTCTTTGTGATCTATTTTCCATGTTAAAAGTTCTTCAATGGAAAACACCACAGGAATATCATTCATATTAGCCGTATCTAATTCGCCAGCCACACCGGCTGAGTCTTCCCACCGAGTATAACCTTCTTCGTTAGGAATAACAAAAACCACATTGCATCTTTTTTCATGTTCAATACTATAAGCTTTTATCATTTCCTCTGAACAATCCAACATTTCATCTGACACAAGCCAAAATAGAAAATCAAAAAATGGACAATATGGGATAAACCCAAGCTTCCAAACTTTGATACTCCATTTTATTCCACGCCTAACATTATTCAAGCTTTCAATAAATAAATTGCCTTTACCGTGAGGAGAAATTGCTCCCGCTACATAAACTGAATAAATTTTCTCTTCCATTTCTATTCTCCTTTCCTAATAGGAAGTTCAAACCATAATCCGGTTGCAGGATTCTCAGAATATAATTCCTTAAACAAAATCCAAGTTTTATGAACGGGTATAATTGAATTATCCTTTACAACTTGATCGTAAATTTTCATCCAAATATCCATAAGCTTTTGATCTTTTCCTAAAATCTGGAATATAAGTTTCTTGTTCGGTTTTTCTCGCTGTTCATGAATATTGGACAATTCTTCTTTCTGAACATTATCTGTTTTACCCATAAATGTGGCCATCACGCCATCACCTGTAGGCATTGGAATGTATTCTGGCAAACTATTAAAACGATCTTCCATTTCTTTTTTATCTTCTTTTGTGTCTGGAAAACGCAAACCAATCTTGTAACTAGCTCGAAAAACTTTATCCCACTGCTCTAAGCTCAAACCATCATCATCGGAAATAAAATCAACAACCAGATCAAAACATTTGCTTTCTTCTTCCCTTGTTTTTGCTAATTTCCAATCAGCAAGTGCCTTTTCAAATTTATCTTGTTTTTTATTCATTTTATTTCTCCTATTATACAATATTTCTTATTCAATTGCAAGCTATTCCTCTTTATAATTATTAGATGCTTTCATTACACCTGTTGAAACACGATATTTTGTCAATTTCCTGCTTACTTTAATATGCCCCAAATAACGCTTTAAAACATTAATCTGGCCTTCAATCTTTTTATCATTACCGCCCCATTGATGAACGGATATGAATCTTAAACGCCAAGTTGAACCTAACTTATACCAAGTGCATCCCAATTTCTTTTGCTCAATAAATTTATCAATTCTTCTCATATCCTTTTTATCTATTTGTTTTGGAAGTTCAAATTCACCTGCAAAATGATTATTTCCTGATTTCTTTTCCCTGCATAAAAGCACAGATTCTTGATTATGCTGTTTTGCAGTTGCCTGAATAAGTTCTAATGCCTTGCCATTACCTTTATAAGACACAACCCATGTTGGCTCATGTATTTGACGTTCATTCTCTCCTATATAAATACCAGTTCCAAAAATAATTTTTAACTTACTAACTCCTTTCAATTCTATCATTTTTCCTTTAAATTCATCCATCGCCTTTTTAACCGATGCCACTGATGTTACACCTTTTTTTATAAAACTCGTAATACCAACTCTTATCTCACCTCTGCCCATTCCACTCCAAGCAAATCTAGGATCACCTGGGCCATTCCAACTACCCGATCCTGGGCCACCTTCTTCTAATTGCTCTTTTTTAACATCATAAATAAGATCATCTTTTTCCCACCCAAATTTATTAGCTCTATGTTTAAGTATCATTAACCTACCACCTCAACATCAATTATTCTGTTTATTAAATCTATACCTATCACTTTAAATTTTTTATTCCTAGATAATAAAACTTCATGTTCATTCTTAAATGCACCAGAAAATCTACCATTCATAAAATATCCATGTGTTCCTTTCGGAACCTTAATCCTTATCATACCACCATGTCTTTGTTCACCATATACTTTGGCATAACCAGCATCTAATGATGTTGAAATAAATCCCTTATCCCTAAAACTCTTTACTCCCATTTTAGAAAATATCTCATATGCACCACCACCAACCCCACGATAAACAATTACATCTTCTTCTAATTTAGCTTTTTTAAAAAATGAATCCAATTTATCTATTTCAATCTGTGTCTCTGGTAATATTTTTCCTTTTCTTAATGATTTATTTATCCCCTCATATCCACTCGCCTGATAATCTGAAAGAGCATTACTCTCATCATCTGTTTTATCCTTAATCTCGGGAGATAATTTTTCAGTTCCCCATTTCGCAACTCTTTCACTCCATATATCATAATCTTTTGTTTCTTCTGGGGATTGCCCAAAATTCAAATATTCTCTTCCCACATTTCCCTCTGGGGCACTACCACCAACTTCACCTGGACGACCGGCATGACCGTGAAAACCTGAAGTTGAAGTACCATATTCTACCAATTGCTCTTTAGTCTGCTTATTAATTCCATTCTTTAATCCTAAAGTTGAATAAGGATGAGGATTTTTTTCAGTAAACGCACCAGGGCCATCTAATATCCAACCACCATCTTTTGTCTGAGGCATCTATTTTCTCCGTGTTCTAGTATACACTAAACCAAAGTCTTTTGCAACCATAAGCATAATTTCGTGAGTATTCTTTTGCCATAATTCTTTTTCTATTTCATATATATCTTTCCACGACCTCACCATACTAGAACGACTATTATATTCTTTAATATATCTTCCCGCCGAATCATTCCTATATTTAATCCACCTAAGCCCAATGGCGTCACCAATGTCTTTAGGAGTTGATTTTGGAGAAAACAAATATTGACCTTTACCATTTTTTAAATTTTGCCAACCATCTTTTGAATAAATTTTATAAGTATATAAATCACTAACAACCACACCGCACTTTATATCATGCATTATATAAAAATATATATCATCGTCTGAAAATGCCGATGAAGACGGATGATAATGAACATGTATATCCGAGCCTTTCATCCCATCTATTTCCTCTTGAGTATATTTAATGGTATTATAACCACCAGAAACAACCATTCCAATTTTTCCATCTTTAATAACAGCCGAATGTTCATACCCATCTGCTTTTCCACTGACTAAAATATTATTCATTGTGTCCTTAGCAATTTTATCAACATTCTTAAATGAAAAAGCTTTCTGTTCTCCACCTGGATCCGCCGATCCACCAACTTCACCTGGACGACCGGCATGACCGTGAAAACCTGAAGTTGAAGTACCATATTCTACCAATTGCTCACTATAATATCCGCCAACCGGAAATCTAAATAAAACATCCGTTTCACCATTTATTGGAAGTTTAATCCCCGATGGAGCCGTAAAGGTTAATTGATTTCTGACAAACTGAATAACCCCCATCGCTGAATAATCTCCCCTAATAAAAAGAACCTCATTCCCAATCTGAACATCGGCCATATTCGCCACAACCCCACCGCGCTTAATTGCTGTTTTAATAATATCTGTAAGCCGTCCTACAGAAATTGTAGGAACCGCTCGATAATTTCCAGCAGCTTTTATAATAGCCGAATTTATTTCACGCCTAGTAGCAATCCATTGTGCTCTTAATTCTACGTTACCAATGGACGCCGTTATCATCTGCCTAGCTTTATACAACTGAGCATACAAATCATCCAAGGTTTTCTGAATCCCACCAACAATAGGTTTTCCGGCCGTATCAAAAACTAAAACATTTTTCCCTGGTGCCATCAAAGCTTGAACTGTTCCCTGTCCAGGCGGCGTAGGTGCAGCCGTTGGCATCATTGGATAAAATTCCAAATGACATTTACAATTGAAAAGACACTTAGTATTTCCACTCTTTGGAACAAACGGCAAAGTTTCCCAAGTATAAGTTGAAGCTGAAAGAGAAATACAATCATCACAATGCTCTGCAAATTCATCTAAGACCCATTTAATTCCAACATTATTCCCATGACCGGCCAACATCCCGTTAAAAAATTGAGCCTTTGCCGTATCTGCATAAAAACTGGCACGTCTGCCATAATCAATAACACCACGATTGTTTTTAATATCATCCAAAAATCCTTCAAAATATGGTGTTTCATCCTGTTTCGCTTGATCTATGAATCCTGTATCCTTATCATTTAATCCCATCTTGGCATAATAAGGATTACCGGCAGCTTTTGTTCCTGCTTTAAAAATGTTAGTATAATATTCACCCGATAAATTATCCCATTTTTCAAGGGCCTGTTCTCTTGTTATTTCGCCATTTTTAAACTTCATCACAATATCTGTAATTTTGGTTTTAAATGAACCCAAATACTTAACCATATCGGTCAAACCAGCTTTCATCAAATTAGGATTCATAGCCCCAAGATTAAAAAGCAAAGATGATTGTGCCATCTTAATAGTATCAAGTTGAATTTCCGCACCAAGACTTTTTTCAACTTGTTCTATCAGATAAACAAGACGAATAGCCCGATCAAGAGAAATAAACATTACAACCTCATTAACTTGTAACCAACAATTACAACCCCATAGCCTTGTGAATCTCTTCCACTTTTTTCTTCAAATCTTCAACAATAACCACAATCTCGGCATCAATAACTTCTGGAAGCTTAACCGCCAAAAGATTCTCAACTACAGCCGTCAACTTTTTTAAATCATCTGTACCTTGAGGAATTACAAAACACTTATTCACCTCATCCCATTTTTCCATAAACTTTGACATATCAAAACTCCTTAAATTAAATTAAAGTGGGGACGACAGGACTCGAACCTGCTCCCTCTTGCTCCCAGGGCAAGCGTCCGGCCTATTAGACTTCATCCCCATTATTTCCATTTGTCTTTTACCGGTTCTTCTCGTTCAATACCGACTGGAATTTTTCCCCAGATTCTACGTTCACGATCTATTTTCGATTGCACTAAATCTTTAAGCTCTTCTAAACTCTGACGCAAATACGGATCAGAAAGTAATTTCCGCTTTAAATCTGGATTTAAATAAATAGTTTGCTGTGCCAATGGTTTAACTTGTGCCACCGGTGGCTGTTGTCCAGGCTGTCCTTGATCCTGATTAGCAGTAGCCGCTTGAGCTTGGGCTTGAGCCGTAGCCAAATCCTGAGCTTGCTGATCAGCAGCTTGTTGTTGCATATCTTGTGATGTTATTCCATATTTCTTAATATCTTCTTCATCAAAACCAAGAATTTCAGTCAATACCCAATCACTATTCACACAACCAATTTGAGTTACAAGTTGCAACGCCACACCAACTTTTATTTGCATTACAGTCCATTTTTGCAATTCATCAGTTGTTCCTAACTCCGGCCATTCAATATTCCATTCAAATGATTTAGGATCTATGCCATGCAAAATAAATTCTAATTCATATATTTTTTGCAAAGAAGGTGTTAAAGCATTTTGTTTTCTACGGCATTGTCTGGCAAATTGCACATCAATTTGCTGAAGCGTAGCCTTCGATCGTGTTCCCTCTTCAATACTAGCATAGGCTTTTGGAATTGTTAACACGCCAAAAAATTTATCCCTAAGATAAATTACATCAGCTATTGCGGTTAAATTAGTATCACCGGATAATGCCTTAACATCCTGATTCACTCCTGGTTCAGTTGGAATTCCAATATCCTCTGCTGGCGACCATGGTGCATCAAGAATATTTATTTTTCCAGTTGATTTATCTACAACTTCTTTTGTTTTAATTTTATTCATATATTTTTGAACATACTCAAATTGCTCATCAGGTGGAAGACCTTTTACATCAACGGAAAAAACATATCGCATAGACGCCCTGGATAAACGAGCAATAACTAATGCATCATCAAGCATTATAAGTTGACGCCCAATTCGTTTGGAAGCATTTGCGAAGATACTTCTATCCACACCATATGTTCTACGGCCCATTTTAAAATGGACACAACGCCAATATTCAAATGGTATTTTTTTCTCAGCAGTTCCCCAACTTGCAGGAACTTGATAATAAGGAATTTCAGGATCCCTCAATACTCCTCTATCATCAATATCAACAAACATTTCTTCTGTCGGCAAAGTTTTAAGTTTTGCTATATATACCTCATCTGCATTTTGTTCAACAACAATCTCTTCAAAACAATCACCCTCCTGAATCGTATCCCTTGCAATATCCCATATAATTTCTTTAATTTTTGTTCGTTTTTCAAATTCCTTAACGATTTTTTCAATCTGCTCTTTTCTGGCCGTAATCTTAACATCTTGATTATCTTCTTTTTTAGCATCCTTCTCAATATAAACCTGATAACTATCTTCCCCACCAACCGTCCCACTTACAATAGTATCCGCATATACATTCAATGCCGTTGAAGCCTCAGCTAGATTTTCATCAAGAAATTTATATAAAATATATTTAGTTTTTCTTAAAGATGGATTCTGCATAGAATCAGAATACCAACTGGATAATTCACGCCAGGAAATAATAGAATCCGTAAAACTTTTCTTCGCTTTAGGTTCGGTGGTTTTCTGAGGAACTTCCCTTGGAGATTTAGAAAATAAAGCACCAAGTCTTTTTATAAAACCAACATCACGTTCATCATCTGGCATCGTTTTATCCGTTTAAAATATTATCGTCACCCATTTCTTTAATGGACACGATCCTTCTAATTCCCTTAAAATTCTCAGCGACATATTCCTTTACCGTTTTTATAACAACTTCAGGCGAAGTATCCCCTATAATTTTAAGTTCAAATTCATACTCAAATTCGGCAAATAAACCTACTTCATCCGATTTCTTAATTATCACTTTTACAATTTTCATTTTCCACCCTTCGCCCATTTCTCAAAATCACTTATGATTTCCCGTTTTGTCTGCTCTTGTGTTATTTGCTTGGTCGCCTTCACCGGCATCCTAGCATCCATAATATCAGGTGAACTTCTAGCATCCAATTGAAATGCATTCCAAACCGCTCCGCACAAAGCATCCGAAACGTCTTTGCTTCCGTTTGGCGGGTGATCCACCTTATCCGCTTTCTTCTCAAGCCTGACCAATTCAGTTATAACCGGCTCATAATTATACATCTTAAGTCGTTTATCCGCCATACAATTTCTTAAATAAATATAAGGTGAAACATCTTTATCAACACTCAATTCATCGGTATTAAAACCCTCTGTTTTTAATATCTGAAGAGAATGTGTTGATTGCCAGGAGTCATAAGTCACTTTGCCAATTGCCATTCCATTATTTCTCAGCATCCGAATTATATTCAGCACCTTATCAAATTGTATTTCACCACCCATAGGCGGCACAATCCTCAACATCATATCCACAATAAAAAATGGCTGAAGAATTTTCTTGCCACTGTCCATTGTCTCTACCCATTTAGAAATATGAACAACAGCCATACCTGCTGAATCGCCCGATTTAGCCAAATCCACATGAATTGTACGAAATTTATGCGGATCAATAATCGGCTTTTGCTTCCCATCTTTTTCATTAAACTGAAACAACACCTTTGTATTAAGAAGAGATCCATCTTCCAATGTTGTTTCTTCTTTTGTCCAAGGATGTCGAAGTTCATAATCTATCGACTCATAAATAAAATCAGCATTAGAGAAAAAGGGTGAGATAGCCCGAGTCACTTCACCGGCAAAGTCCCTTACAGACCCTTCAATGTCACGATAAAAATCATCCCAAAGTTCAATCGGAACATTAATAATTTTCCCCTCAAAATTTCCTTCTGTTCCGATTACTACCTCACCCGTCTTTTTATCATACGTATCTATAATTCGGCTTCCCCTACTAACCGTTCCAACCTCAATCCTAAATGTTTTGCCGCAAAAAAACGGCTTACCAGAAATAAAAACATTCCCTTTAGCTTCCCAAATAGATTTTCTAATAATCTTAATGGTTTTACCAAGATCACCACTCTCCTCAGCTTCCCGAATTCGTCTCTCGATAAAATCTTCCGGATACTGAGCCGATGATAAAAGAAAAAATTTACCCAACGTCATGCCCCCTGCCGAAAAACGCCCTTTCATTCTTCGTGAAATAACATCATACAATCTTTGAGCGGGGTCTAATGCTTCTCCATGAGTCCTTTTTGATTTTTCAATAACCCTGAAAAAGTTAAGTTCATCGCCCACACCGCTAAAAATGTCGTCTCCCAAAGCCGATAAACTATCACCCGTTCCAGGCTTCAACATGAGAATTGAACCCATTTTTCTTTTTTCATCATCAGGTTCTTTTGACAGATTCCAAACAAGCGTATCCCCTAATTTATAATCGCGCCTGAATTCCTCACGAAAATAAGGAGAAGTGTCAATCATCGTTTTTATCCTGGTAAAAACAACCTGTTTGGCTTTTTCTGCCGAAATTGACATGTTTATAATGACAATCGGGCTGGCTGGAGATCCCCCAAGCCAAAGATGAGGATTGCGAAATTTACCGATCAAATAGATAATATAAGTAATGGCCAAACTAGCCAAAAATGTTTTGCCGATACTTGTAGCTCCTGTTAAAATAATCTCTACATAATTTTTATCCGGAGCAAAAATATCCAAAATGTCTGGACGATTCTCCGGATAAAGATCACCGGCAATTTTAGCCATATAATAATCGTCCTCAATAAATCGTTTTATTGTCACTGGCGGCGTTCCACCTGTGTAAATATCCTGCAAATCACCATCTAATTCATCAAAATTCAAGACGTTTCTCTCAAACTTATCGAAATCAACTGACATTTTTTTGTATCTCTGCCTGAACCAAATTTACGAACCAAACCAAAAGTTCCTGTTTTCTAACGTTAAACTCCCTCAGCAATTTATCTCTTATTTCTGAAGGTAATTGAGTAAAACTATCTTCCATGAATCCCTTCCGAACTCTCTGACCAGCATTGGCCAAAAGCGGTTCCGCTTCCTTGAAAAATTCTTCCGATTCAACAAGCCACATAGAGATAAGTCTAGCCACACCCAGTTCTTTATACGGACTTTCTGCAAATGTCCCCTCGGACAAATGTTCAGCTTGAGTTGTAATATATTTCTCATAATTCTCATATATCTTTTCAAAAGCTTTTAATCGTGCTTTGGCCCTAGCAACCGTCATATACCCAATATCAGCCACTTCACTTTTAATCACATCCATGGCTGTTTTTTCAGCCAAAATCACAGCTTTTACATCTTCAAATCTTTCATTCGACATATTTTTTCAACTCCCAACCCATTTCTTTAGTCTCATTTTCTTATTCTTCCGCCCTGGACCTTCCTATTTTATGTTTCACTATATACTTAACACTTTTTAACGACAAAATATAGATTTTTGTTGTGATCCATGCTTATTTTGAATAAATAGTTTCTTTTGCATCTTGAAGATACTCATCTAACAGATATTTTCTAGCTCTCTTCGCACTTTTTTTAACCGTCTTGGGCCTCACTTCTTGCCTGTTTTTGCACTCCCTTCTATAAATCTGCATCAAAAAATCATAAGAAATTCCAAAATAAGCGGCCAATCTTTTCCTGGTAGATATGGCATTATCAGCATCCAAAGTTGTTTTAATTACATTAGCCCGATACGAATTCATAATCGAATGAACTGAAGGGAACTTTATAAACTCTCCTTCAAATGTAATTAAAATTTTCGTTACCACATCAATGGGAAATAACATAAGCAAATCAATGATAACGGAATTTGGACGTGATTCTGCACTAAACTGAACAGCCTTTTCAAAAATATCATTGACCTTCGTTATCACCGCCGACCTCTTCTTGAAACAAACTTGTCACTTCTTCAATAAACTTTTTCTTTAAGCTTTCTGACTTTGAATAAACAGGATGTTTGTCGGCCATAGTTTTTATTTTGGCTTCAAAATTTTTCCTTAAATCTTCCATTTCATATTTTTTGCTTGGATTAATAAGATCGCCTGAGCTTCGATCAATCATGCCTTCAAAATTATCACCTGAAGATATTGGCAAATGCATTTTTGCCTTTCCTATATAATAGCATCCCTCAATTATTTCTTCTGATATTTCCAATTGTTCAGAAATCTGTTCAAAAGATAATTTCTCACGACCATGAAGATTAATAATCTGCTCTTCAAAATCTGTTAAAGGAAGTGGTGCTGACATATCTTTGGCATATTGTTTCATTGATCTAAACACACAAACCCATAGCCAACCATAAAGATAAGCTATAGGATTCTGATATTGTTTTTTTAAATTTTCCCTTTTTTGAGGATCACGCAATCTTTCAATAATTTTTATACACACATCCTGACGCATATCATCTTTATAACTTTTAAATTGAGGATATTTAGTTGTCACAATTATATTTATTAAACCTTCACACGCCCTAAGAAGATTTTCCAAAACCTTATCATCACCAGTATCACAATATTTTATAAATAATTTGTTTATTTTCTGCTTATCATACATTTTGCCAGCGTTTTGTCAGATTAGCGTCAAATGAATATTTGATTGCTTCATTGATTGCCTTATCCACTTCATCCTTAGAAGCTGAAGCCGGATCACCATTTTCTAAAAAACACATGAACACTTCACTACCCCATCCATGCAAATCTTTAGCCACCCTTAAAATATCCTCTCTAGCATCAGCATCAAGCATAATATATATCTTATCATTGCCAGCATCAAGCAAAAGTTTTCGTTGAAACCAGGATAACTGTTTACCTAACAAAGCCATTGGTTTATACAAAACATTTGGTATTTTCCTAGCCAATCCAATAGCATCAAAAATACCTTCAACAAGAATATTATATTCTGCCCAACCTGCAAATGCCGGAAATAAAACTTCAGACGCCGTTCTCAAACTTTCACCACGACTTGGATAAAGATATTTTGGTAATATATCATTAAATAAAACCCTAGCCGCCCAACATACCACCTGCCCTTTTTCATAAACCGGAAAAATCACACGATTTTCATACTTGCCCCAATAAGCATATCGAATATCATATTGCACAATTTCTTTTTTCGTGATTCCTCTTTCTTCAAGATAAAGCATCGCCCATTTATCCACCATATTTACCGAACCCAAGACTGAAGGGAATTTTCCAAAATCAATTAATTCTCTTTTTTTAACATCAATTTTTTCAGGTTCAATGGTCCGAACATCTTCACCGGCAGCTTCAAATAAACGTCGAATATTCCCACGTTCACCACATAGCTGACAAACAAAAACGCCCTTTTTAATATTTACATAAAGGTGATTATGGGATTGATGATCGCCAC